GCCGCGCGCAACACGCTGCTGGGCGAGACATGGGTTGAAAGCGGCGATGCACCGGAATGGCAGCGGCTGGCGGAACGCCGCGAAGCCTATGGCGGTGCGCAGATTCCGGAAGGCGGGTTGTTCCTGACTGCCGGTGTCGATGTGCAGAAGGACCGAATTGAGGTCGATGTCTGGGCTTGGGGCCGGGACAGGACAAGCTGGTTGGTCGATCACATCGTCATCGCGGGCGGTCCCGACGATCCACAGTGCTGGGACAAGCTGACCGCCCTCTTGGGGCGGACTTGGGCATGTGCCAATGGTGCTGTGATGATCATCGGCAAGCTGGCCATCGACACCGGGTACGAGGCCCCAGCTGTTTATGCATGGGCGCGGAAACAGGGGTTCGACCAGGTCTCGCCAATCAAGGGCCTGGAGGGCTTCAACCGTGCCACACCGGTGTCGGGCCCAACCTTTGTCGATGCCACCATCGGCGGCAAACGCCTGCGCCGCGGCGCGCGGTTGTGGTCGGTGGCAACGGCGACGTTCAAAACTGAAACCTACCGTTTCCTGCGGCTTGAACGGCCCTCGGACGAAGATCGGGCGCTGGGTGCGCTCGATGCCCCCGGCACCGTGCATCTGCCCGACTGGATCGACACCGAATGGCTGAAGCAACTGGTGGCCGAACAGCTCGTCACCGTGCGCAACAAGCGCGGTTACAGCCACCCCGAATGGCAGAAAATGCGCGAGCGTAACGAGGCGCTGGACTGCCGGGTTTATGCCCGTGCGGCGGCGTGGATCATGGGCGCGGATCGCTGGGATGAGGCAACCTGGCGGCGACTGGAAGAACAGGCCGGGGTGGAAACACGACCGGCTCCGCTGCTGACTGTTCCACCCGAACCGACAGCGCCTGCCGCGCCAAAAGCCGGAACACCAACAACGCCACGGCGCAAACGCCGGGCTTACACACCGAACTTCATGAGGGATTGAGATGGATTTGGAACGGATGCGCGCCCTGCTGGCGGCACTGCAGGAAGCGCGGTATGCTGGCGTCCGCTCGGTCAGCTATGACGGCAAGACCATCAACTACGGCTCGGACACAGAACTGGCGAACGCGATCAGCGATCTGGAAGGCCGGATTGCTACGGCCGCTTCCGGCATAAAGCGTCGTCGTCGCTGGGGCACTGTCGCCTCGAAGGGTCTGTGATCCATGGCGTTTGAAGCGTTCCGCCAGCGCATTGGCTCGATCATCGGTGGGTTTGATGCGGCGCAGGCGCATCGTCGCCTGCGCGGGTTCCGGGCCAGCCGCGCGCATGTGAACACGCTGATCGCAGCCTCGGGCGATACCATCACGGCCCGGGCGCGCTGGCTGGTTCGGAACAATGGCTATGCGGCGAACGCGGTGGAATCCTTCGCCAGCAATGTCGTCGGCGATGGCATCAAGCCTTCATCGACAATCGCAGATGCCGCCAAGAAGGAAGAGTTGCAAGCGCTGTGGCTGGCTTGGACCGATGATGCGGACGCCGAAGGGCTGACAGACTTCTACGGCCTCCAGCGCCGCGCGGCGCGTGAGGTGTTTCTGTCGGGCGAAGTGTTTATCCGCATCCGCCCCCGTCGCGCGGAAGACGGTCTGACAGTGCCACTGCAGTTGCAGATGCTGCCTGCGGAAATGCTGCCCTTGGACATGAACCGCACGCTGCCCGGCGCGGGGCTGATCCGGCAGGGGATCGAATTCGACGGCATTGGCCGCCGCGTCGCCTATCATTTTCTGCGCCGCCATCCCGGTGATTTGACCGATCCCGGCCTCACCAATGAGACCGTCCGTGTGCCCGCCGCAGATGTGATCCACGTGCTGGACCCAGTCGAGGCAGGCCAGTTGCGCGGCGTGTCACGCTTTGCCGCCGCAATCGTCAAGCTGTTCACCCTCGACCTCTATGACGACGCGGAGCTGGAGCGGAAGAAAATCGCGGCGATGTTCGCGATGTTCATCACCTCGCCCGCCCCAGAAACCCCGCTGGAACCGACTGAAGAGGATTTGGAGGTTGAGCCCGGCCAAGTGGTGCGGCTGGATCCCGGCGAGGATGTCTCGACCCCGTCCACGCCAGATTCTGGTGGCACCTATGAGCTGTTCCAATACCGGACCTTGCTGCAAGTCGCGGCAGCGCTGGGCATCCCCTACGGCTACCTGACCGGCGACACCGCCAAGGGTAACTTCTCAAACACACGGATATCCCTGATCGAATTCCGCCGTCGCATCTCGGCCTTGCAACATGGCGTGCTGGTGTTCCAGCTGTGCCGCGCGGTGTGGTCTCGCTGGATGGATGTGGCGGTGCTGTCGGGTGCCATCGATCTGCCCGGTTATGACAGCCAACGTCGCCCATATCAGGCCTGCGCCTGGTTGCCGACCAAATGGGACTGGATCGATCCGATGAAGGACGCCTCGGCCGAGATCCTGCAGATCGAGTCCGGGCTGAAATCTCGCACGCAGGCAATCTCGGAGCGTGGCTATGACGCAGAACAGGTCGACCGCGAGATTGCCGCCGAGCGCAAGCGCGAATTGTCACTGGGTCTCGACTTCCGCCGTCCGGGATCTCCGGCGCAGGGGCCGGGTGCGGCCAGCGGCAAGGATGACAAGCAGGACGGCGCGGAAGGCGACGACGCGCCTGAAGATGCTGAAGACAAGGCCGACCCCAAGGAGGGCGCATGATGCACCACGCCCAGATCGCCCAGCGCGCCTTCAACACACCCCTGATGGTGGACCCAGCCAAGGCGCTGGCGTTTCTGTCCGGGCTGGGGCCTCGCATCACGGGGCAGGAAATCACCTTCCATGGGCTGGAAGTGGAAGCCGCTGACCAGACAGCCGCCAGCCTGACCGCCCGGGCGTCGCTGTTCGGAAATGACCTTGCGCAGCGCCATCAGCGCAATGGAAGCCAGCCTTACGCGGTGGTGGACGGCATCGCGGTGATCGAGATTGCCGGAACGCTGGTGCATCGCGGCGCGTGGATCGGGCAATCCTCGGGCCTGACGTCTTATGAGGGCATCGCGGCTCAGTTGCAGGCGGCGCTGGCCGATCCCGGCGTTCGCGGCATTGCGCTCGACATCGACAGCTTCGGTGGCGAGGTGGCGGGCGCCTTCGATTTGGCCGACCGCATCCGCGCGGCGCGCGCACAGAAGCCGGTGCACGCCTTTGTTGCCGAACACGCGCTGTCGGCTGGTTACGTCCTGGCGTCCCAGGCCGATCGGATCATCCTGCCTCGCACTGGCGCTGTCGGCAGCATCGGAGTGGTCGCGCTGCACACCGATATGAGCGGGGCACTCGACCAGAAGGGCATTGCCGTCACCCTGATCCATTCCGGGGTCCACAAGATCGACGCCAATCCGTACCAGCCGCTTCCCGAGGCGGTGCACGACCAGATGCAGCGCGAGCTGGAGGTAGTCCGCTTGCTGTTCGCAGAAACCGTCGCCGCTGGTCGCGGGGATCGGCTGACCCATGCCGCCGCACTTGCCACCGAAGCGGCGGTGTTTCGCGGGGCCGATGCCATCACCGCCGGTCTTGCCGACGATATCGCCGATCCCGTCACCGCCTTTCGTTCCTTCTCCGCCGCGCCCCGCGGCACCACTCCCCCCAGCAGAAAGGGTCCACAGATGACCACCAGATCCACCGACATTCCAAATCCAGCAGCGGCTGCCACTCCTATTGCCGCCATCCCGGCCGCCCCGCCGCTCGCGGCAGCCGCACCCACGCCCGATGCCACGGCGATGACCGCTGACGCTGTTCGCGCCGAGGCCGCTGAGGTGACGCAGGTCTGCGCGCAGGCCGCCCGGCTCGGTGTGACTATCGACGCGGCTGACGCCGTGACGCGTGGCTTGAAGCCCGAAGCTCTGCGCGCCCGCGTCCTGACCGATCTTGCAGCGCGCAGCGATGCCGCTGGCATCATCGCCACTGCCCCGGCTGCGGCCGCTGCAAAAGACAGCCCGATCATCGCAGCTGCCAAAAAGGCTGCGACCGACGCCAAGCGCTGAACCAGCGCCCACGTCCCTCACCCCAAAACATGGAGACTGAGCAATGCCCGTCCTGACGGAACAGCCCAGCATGGGCGATGTCCTCAAATATGAGGTCAACCCGAACTACACCCGCGAAGTCATCACCCTGTTGATCGGCATGCCCTATCCGGTCGGCTCGGTCCTCGGGCGCATCACAGCCAGCGGCAAAT